TGTATTATCTCTAAACTTATGCAGATAAAATCCTCATAATTCCGACATTTTTCAGACATAAAAAAATACACCTGCTAAGGCAGGTGTATTTTAATTTAACGTTATTTTATTATTTTGGTTTCAAATGTATTTTCTGTTATTAGTAATTTCTGTCCACAGTTTAGGCAGACTGCGTCAGGCGTTAAGGGGCTTCCTATTAGCTTTTTATAAGTACCGCACTCGGGGCAAGTCCATCCAATTGGTACCGCCAATTGCTCACCGTTTATAAAAGCTGCGTCACAATATTCTACATCAATTTCTTTTGGGATCTTTTTCCGTTGTTCCTCAGATAAATATTCCAAATCCATGCAATTAGTTCCTATCATTATCTATTTCTCCCTTCATTTCAAGGATCAATACTATTATCAATAATTTTTAAATAAACTCTATTTTAAATTTCATTCCCATTCCAGCAGCTAATCTTTGAAGTGTTTTAATTGATGGATTTGCATTACCTTTTTCTATTTTGCTTATATCTGCTTGAGCTATACCTGTTCTTTTTGATAATTCAATTTGAGTAAATCCAGATTTTTTCCTTGCATCTATCAGAGCCTGGATAATTGTAAATTCGGGCTCTAATGCATCAAATTCTTCTTTTATTTCAGGTTTTTTCAATTCTTCTTTTAAAAAATCTCTAAATTTTCTAGCCATATATTATCCCTCCTCTCTACTAAGATATTCAGCTCGAAATTTTTGCGCACGATCAATTTCAGATTTCGGTGTTTTATCGGTCTTTTTTACAAATCCATTAGTGAGGACAATCTGGCGACCTTTTGCAAAGAAAAATAAAACACGAGTTATATCAGATGAAACCTTTGCACGCAGTTCAAATATGCCGTCGCCAATGGCTTTGGAGTACGGTTCTCTTAAATTATGTCCATTATTTTCCAGCAGCTCTATTGTTCTAAGCATTTTAGCTTCCATCGGTGCATCCAGTCCTTTTAAAAACTCTTCGACCGGACAACTCCCATCCTCCTTCTCATAAAAAACAACTTCAAATCCCTGCATTCCTTCACTGCCTTCCTTTATGGGTTATATCCTATATTTATTATAATGGATATAACCTATAATGTCAAATAAAAACGCTCCAAAAGGAGCGTTTTTTTACTTTTCAAGTATTCGTTTTATTTTTCTATAGCAATCACGTAAATCCCGTTCTACAGTTTTACGTGATATTCCCATCTTTTCGCCAATTTCATAAACCAGCAGATCATCAATAAATCTTAATTCAAGTATTTCTATTTGTCTAGGTGTCAGCTTTACTTTATTGATTACTTCCCAAAATTCATTTTTGGTCGGTATATCTTCAAGCGTCTTCCTTATCCGCAAACATGACGGTTCCATAACACCACCAGCCTTAATACTGATAAGTCAACCACATCCCAAATTGATTGTCTTTCCAGTCATATTCTCCACGAAGGCCTATATACTTATTATTAACAATACGTTTACTTACCCCATAACTAATGCCCCTGATATATTTCTCTACGTCCATCTTCATCCCAATTTCCCGCAGGGCCTCTGGAGCGGATGTTTTTAATGATTTCTGTGTTTGCTGCAGCAAGTCTTCCTGATTCTTCAACAAGGCTTGCTGCTCGCTCAACTGCTTCTGCAGCAGTTCTTTCTGCAGTTTGGCTTCGGTCGATGCTTGTTCCGATATTTTCAACTGTTGCCTGGCTGTCTCTAATTCCGTCGTTAATTGTTTGCTGATTTCCAATAGCCTGTTGGAGTTTTGCTCCAACGTTGCCAGTTCCGTTTCCGTTATTATATATGCAGCCTCCTGATTTATCGGCTCTTCCGCCCAACAAATTCCAGGCACTAACACAAACAGTACAAAAAACAATAATATAAATAAAATATTTACTATAACGAATTTGTTGTTCTTCATTCAGCATTTTCACCACCTCAATATTTAACCTGTACGCTGTTTTCTATGCGCTCGAATATATTATTAATAATTTTAACAATAAAACAGCGTACAGGTTGATTCTGTGGAAATTATTAGAATATATACGCTTTTATCACAATACCAAGTCCCATTCCAATGATCGTTCCAGCCAGAAAAGCTTTTTTACATTGCTTATTAGCATATTTCTGCATTTCCTCTTGCAAATGTGCGTCAAATCCCTTTAAGTCTTCTGTAGTTTTAATAAACCATTCAATAATATTTTTCATTTGCTTCTAACTCCTTTACCATCTTGATGTATAGCCTCGGGTATCAACATGAATCCAGTTCCCGTAATATCCGATGCCTAACTGATCCTCTATTCCCCATGCTTTAGCTGCCGCAATGACCGTGTCTGCCAATGCAGTATCAGTATCGTCCTGCCCTGAAATATGGATGTCAGCTGCACAGCCACGAGTATGGTAACTGCCTACTTCACCGCCACAAGCAGCATTTACTCCATCAGCTACTGTTCTGAAGCCTGATTTAAAGTTGGTGCCATACTCTTCATGGTAGCTGGTAGTGTTGATAACCCAATTAGGGTTCCAATCTCTCAGCATATCAAAAATGCGAAATAAGTTAGCAGTCTTTTCATCATTTGTACATAGTCGACCATTTTCGTCCCATGCATACTCATTCCTACTACGTCGCCAGCAATCCCACTCTGTCACACTCCAATGCTTACTTACATATAATGGGTTATCCATTCTGATCATCTTCTTTCAATTTTTCTATAGCCATACATAACGCTTTATCTTTTCGCCAGTCAGCACCATATCTCACCCGGCGGGGATCTAAACAGTTGCGTATAGCTTCCAATACCTGTATTGCTTCACCTGTCGTTAAAGTCATTACGCGGCCTTCTTTCAGGTTGTTTTTCATCTTCGTCAGCTATGCCATTGCCGTCTTTGTCTACTGTACCCTTCCGTAACAGGCATAGTGCCGTTATAAACGGCGCTCCTACCATAATTACAATAATCTCCCTTAACTCTGCCAATCCCGCCTTATACAGCCAAAAAGTAAAATATACCCAAGTGCCGATATACATCAATATCGTCCCCAGCAGCAGACCTATTGCCGTATAAGTCAGCCATAAATTACCAGTAGTTCTTTTTAGTTTAGGCAGTTTGTTCAGTCCTGTTTCTATCCACTTTTTTATTTGATTAAACATTTTTATCACTCACTTTATAACCACACCATAAACAGCTACCGCTAATGTCGCCAACCAAGCCAGTAAACTTACGTTTCCACGTATGCAACCGCTTTGACATTCTAAGTTTGTTATACGCTCTTCGTGATCGGCAATTGTTTTTTCTTGCTGATCACATTGTCTATTTTTCGCCTCACCCAAGACAACGAGCCTAGTTATTTCCTGTCCCATTTGATCTAACCGTTCAAAAATTCTTCTAGTATCTCCTTCTGCCATATCAACGCACCGCCTAATCTAATATAATAGCATCCAAATCCTCTTTGCTTAACGCTGCCTCTACCTGTGCCTGTTTAACCCAGCCATTCTGTTTACAAGTACCTCTGTGAAGTCCTAAATCAACATTCCACTGCAATAACTGTTCTTTTGTTAAAAAATATACCTGCTTAATATTTGTATTTTCCGGATATCCTCTCATTGGGTATCCATTGGGGAAATTTTCATTAAATTTTTCAGGTGAAAGATAGATTGTGTTGAGATCGCTCGAAACTGTATTTTGAGTATCTCTATCGCTATCATACCTCACAGGATTACCGGTACATTGAGATATGAAACCGCCAGTAATTTTATATGCTGTCCATGCGTCAACAAGGTCAAGCTTTTGGGCTTTTAATTCTTCTAGTGTAAGTTCTGGTTCCGGCTCAGGAACTGGTATTTTTTCCAGTTTCCATGCCTTACCATTAAATTTTGGTTTGTACCCATCTAAACTTGATGGCGGCTTAATAGTTGTTGCGTGCGGTGGTATAAGCCAAACTTCTTTCCCTTGTAGTTCTGTTTCAAGCGGGTCTAAAAATGCTTCTGACATTGCACTATAATATCCATTATCGTCATAATAATATAATTTCATTTTTTATTCTCCTCCTTAATATTTAATGCAGTAAATTACAGTTACGGCTGGCGGTTGCACGGTGTCACTGTTGCCGTAGATAGAATTACTTTTGCTTGCGTCAACGACGAGATGAACACGGTTATAACCGCCGCCGCCCGATGTTTGCCCCGAAGAATCTGCCCAACTTCCAGTAAATGCACCATTTACAGTAATTCCACCACCCACTACTGCATAATATTGGCCAGTAATATTAGGCAGCCCAGCTTCGTAGTAAGTTCCTGCACCTACGCCGCCCTCTAAAAATCTGGCTACTGTATTAGGCAAATTAAATGTAGTACTACCATCGCCAGCACCATAATATGTACCGATTTTACTAAATAGATCAGCATAAGTAGTACGGCTAACTTCTGCACCATTGCAATGCATATATCCTTCCGGTACCCCTGTATATGACACGGCGATTATTGTCCCCACAGGATTTGAACTTGATACTTTTTTCCAACTACCCCAATTACCGTTATAATAAGTTCTGATGTACATATCAGGGGAAGACTGTTGACTGTTTGTAAACACTTGTTTTATGATATTATCCGTCATAACGGTAACGTCTAAGTAAAACGCAAATTTATTAATAGGAATATTTATTATTGTTTTAGCTGTCTCGCTAGAAAGACAACAGTATCTGCCCATTGTTTTGTAATTATTTACGTCACTATTACTGGGTATAACAACAAGCTTTGGCAGTTGGCTCATCGGCAAGTTGCCGTCAACCAAATCTGCTTTATCTTCCAACTTAGCGTCGGTCTCTGTTTTGGTGTAAGAAACTATAACGTTTGTAAGCATCGTAAACGTAACGCTGCCATCACTCACAGTTGCATCAACCGTTTGGGGCCATTCCGGTTCAGTCTTTCCCGTAGTGCCTACCGCCGTCACTTTTGCAACAGTGTTTGCAGGCATGTTCGGTGATCTGATTATCTGGTTCAGTTTCATTTCTTTTTCAGCCTGCCAAAGACCATCAACCAGACATTCTAAGATAGTATTATTGTTTTTCATCAATTCCTGCAGGTCAGCCTGCGTCGTCGGCGTTGTTTCGCCACTATCACTGGCGTAAGTAAAGTATTTTGCAACGCCTTTTATAAACTTTGGTACTTCCACTTTAAATCAGCTCCTTTTCAAATCCCTGCCATGTTACATCAACCACGCCTGCGACAGGGTTATTATTTATATCCAGCAGTTTTATTCTGCACGGATTGCGGCTGATAATAGCCGTTCTTATTATTACAGCACCGGCGGTGCTGTCCTGTACGGCATCAATCCTTACTGCCGTTGTATAGTAATGCGGTGTTTTGATATCCAGCGTCACGCCGTCCTCGGGTACATTAAGGTTTTCAAAATGCTCCTCTCTGTCCGGAACATCAATAAACATATCCATAGTTTTTATTACTGTTTCTTCGGCAACGTTCTCCTGCGCCGAAGCCCTTACTTGAATTGTGTCTCCTGCTCTTACCAAAACTTTACCGGTATAAGGTTTATAGATCGTAGTATCATCCAACCACGCAGGATATTGAGGTTTTTCCCAAGCCGACGCTTCCGGTATGCTCCACACAGGTTTATCACCAACTTTTCTGTGTTCAATGGCTGCCGGCCCATCAATTTCATACTGCAGCCAAAACTGTCCGCTGGCAGGTGCTATTGCCTGATAAATAAAGTTAAAAGAGCTATAACGTTCCTGCCATGCCGCCAGTGTCGGTGCTGTCCACGCCTGCACGTTTGAGTTTTGCCAATAATAAACATTCTGCTGGGCGTGCAGTTGTCCATCTGTCCGGACCACGCCGTTATGCACTGTATGCGACCAGTTATCAGCCGTGATATCTACTTTATAAAGCACATTCTCTTCCAGCAGATCGCCAAGGTTCAATATGGCGTAAGTGGGCATATAACTCTCCTGCCCAGCATTATCCACCGCCTTGATCATTACCGTATGCACACCCTGACGCAAAGCCTTTGTTTCAAATGGTTGCAGCGTTACAAGTCCCGTATGCAGATCTGTCGCTTTCTCCCATGTCGGATAGCTGCCCTGAATATATTTCAGTTTAAATCCTGCGACATCATTAGGATTTGGATAATTATAAGTCCACCAAAACCGCCGGGTACCGTCATTGAGTTGATCATGGTCAATCAGCAAAACATTAGGCGGTAGCAAATCAACAGTAGCCGCTGTAATAGAGATCACTGTGCCTGTAGAAGTCGACAATCCCAACACCGTAACTACCTTTACCAGATAATCCAGTCCCGGCGTTGTTTCTGTTTCAAAGCTTGTCGATGTTGTATCTCCGGCGATAGTCCATGTGGTCCCACCATTAGAAGATAACTGAACGCTAAACTTTGTCGCCGTCGCCCCATCAGGCAGCCGCCACGACAGGAACATCCTGCTGTGCCGCGTTTTCATAGGATCGCAGTACAGAACCTGATTGCCCTGCAGATTGATGACATTTACTGCTACATCCCGCTCTGCCGTGCTGTAATCTATTTCAGGGATGTTATAGTTTTCACTATAAACATTCTCGTTGTAGATTATAGCTTCGAGCTGTCTCCGCAGATCGCCATCCCTGTTGATAGATTGGATAATAACCGGTACGGTACCGATACTTTCTTCGGCAATATCAAAAATATCTCCAACTGCAGGCGGCTCTGCCACGCTTTGCAAATCGACGATTAACCGCGTATCATCAGCATTAACGGTGATTTGTAAAATGTTAATTTTATAAATATTATCAGTTTCACTGGATCGATACTGCAGCCGATATACCTTGGACGGATCGTAATCCTCCATAAAAGCACCGCAGGTTATGTTCGTTCCTTCCACTGCGATAATACGGCCACTGGTGCCGTATTTAGTAACGTCATGGCTGATATATACCAGATCGCCCACTGTACAGGCTATGGCATCAATGTCAGCCTTCCATTTGTAAGTACGTGTCAGATACTGATTGCAGTACAGCTGGAACTTGCCTTCACGATATGCCTGCTCGTAGCTCGTAATGCCATCAAATGATACCTGCGTAGTATTATCATAGGCATCCGGGTCGTCATAGCTCTTACCATAAACTACCAGCGTATCGCGTTCATAGTTTTTTTGTTTATTGGTAAAGGTTATCTCCAAAGCGTTCGCCCTGTCCGATAACTGCATGAAATTTTCTTCAAAAGTACCCTGAATGATATTACCCATCCCAAACATCTGTGTTGGCTGTTTCGGTCCGTTCCAAATACATCCAAACTTTGTACCAAAGCATAATACCAACCCGCGCCCGATAGGCGCTATTTTTTCATTTACCATATTCAGTAAACGTCCGGTAGTATTGATCTCGATGTTGATCTCCAATTTATATTCTGTGCAGAACTCTGCCCATTCAGCAAATTTGTCATACATCATCAACTCTGCTTTGGCGCCTCTCACTTCAAATTCAAGCTCTCCGGTGTGAATATTTGTCAGTTGTGAAGCCTGATGAATAAAGTCATAAGCGGCCCACGCTGGATTATTAGCAGGCTTTTCTTCATAAGTCCCTGTACCCGGATTCCACACCCAGACATTAGCGCGTTCTTTCATAAAGGTTAAAGTCGGTGTACCATTCAACTGGCTGGTTGCCAGTGCTTTAATCCCGATCAGCGCCATGTCAGGATAAATGAAGTCATCATAGACAATACCTTCTACCATCGTCCACCAGCATTTCACCCCGTCACGGGTACTGGTCGTGGATGCAGACCTGCCTACAACTCTTACACGCACGTCGTATTCTCCGGGAGCGATATTATCGATGCGGAAGCTGCGGCGCACAGCTGATGATTGTGCTGCTGTTACACGTCCATTTTTAGATACTCCAATATTGGTGCTATAGCCATCACCTTTAGCCTGTATTGTTTGTTTATCAAACCTAAACGGGCCAACGTCAATGGTACCAGTTTCGCCTGGTGAAAAAGACCCAGCATACCAGCCGTTCCAGCCGAAAGCGCCTCCCCAAATCCAGACTGCATCTGGCTTACCAACACGAATCTGCCAATAAATTTGTTTAATAGTATCTCCATCACTATCTGTAGTTTCTGATTTCACCCGATTTACTCTGATCTTCCAGTTTCCTAATTCTGCCGAACCATCTAATAAAACAGCGTTGACAGGATTTGAAGTTATAAGACTATAACCGCTAACAATAGGCTTCCATTCGCCACTGCCACGCAAGGCATAATCAGCCGCCAAATCAACCCATGCATTAACCAGGTTACCGTCGTCATCAGCATGATATAATCCCTGGCTGAATTCGATATCAATAATTATTCCCTGTGTAGCGCTTCCGGTAACAACATCTTGCCGCCACTCACCTTCAAGTTCATAGCCAAGACTTTTTGTAGACCTGATATCGTTGAAATTGTCGATGATCGCCTGATCATTGATTCCCGGTCGTATATCCAGTTTCACACCTTCATAATTGCCGATATCATTATCGTTTAATTTGATTTCTGTTATTTCCAGCGGCCCGCTTCCGGCAGCGATCAACCAGTTCAAATACTGATCGTTATTATCATTATCCACAAATTTCGCTATGCTCTGTCCACCGCTTTTGACCTTGCCATATGTAAGCTGCTCTGGATTGTTCTGCCCTTCCATAGTCTGGATACCGTTCCAGCTATAAGTCGCCTCACTGCCTTCGGTATTATATTTTCCTACATCCACTTTACCGGCAAACATTTTTGATACCAGACTGCCGCCCAGAAACATAACCGCTGCTGCCGCAAGATAACCACCTACCGCGGCCCATCCAGAAGCTGCTGCAAGGCCTCCCCAAAATGATCCGCCTGCCGCCAAACCACCAACGCCAAAAGATACTACTGACAGCGCCACGGCAGCGATCAAACCCAAAACACTTTTGCCACCTTTGCCAACTACAGGCGACATCACTATAAAATCACCCGCTTTAACTGCGCTGCTAAAGTCTTCGACAACATAACTGTTGACAGTTACTCTAAAGCCGTCACTGCCGGCATAGATCGCCTCATAAGCACTTATACAATCCTGCAGTGTTTTATATTCATCAGGTGCCAGCAGATGTACTTCCCTGTTTTCATCAGGCTGGAACGGATTGCGGACAATGACTACTCTGATCTTGTCATTCATACCGCTTTCACTCCTTCCCGATGTACTCATAATAGCCGTGGATTATTTTGCGCCACGCCGGACTATTTATATCGTCTACACAAGCACCGATATTCTCCCTGATATGGATAAACTTATTGCCGCCGATATAAACGCCGGTATGGTTGATAACGCTTCTGGCTACGCCAAAAGATATAGTTACGATGCAGGGTACTTTGGGAACTTCCAGCCGGCGCCATATGCTCGCCCGCTCCTCTTCCCCGCGAATGATAGCGTTTATTTTTTTGCAGTCGTTATAATCTGCGTCAAATTCCGGCAGTTCTATTCCTTCACGCCTGAAAACTTCCTGCACCAGTCCATAACAGTCAACGCCTGTTTTAATATCGCGTCCATGTGATTTAAATGGTGCGCCGATCAAGTCTGCATACTCTATCATACGTATACCCCTTTCTGGTCTATACCAGGATACCCGCCAAATCTGGCGCTATTCTTACGCTCACGGCAGGCGGTTAACGTATGATCACATTCCGGCAGATCAGATGTCGCTGCGCAGCGCAATCCTTTATATTTAAAATTGCAGTTATTCTTCATAAAGCGCCCTACCGGACGCCTGGAATTGATGTAATAATCAACAGATAACGTCAGCGTAATAAACTTATCGTTGACTACTGCTTTCTGTACCTTGAATTCCTCTTCCAGTACCGGATCTTCATCTATAGCAGAAGTATTGATTACCATCAGCTTCACGATACCGCCGATAGCCCCTTCGCCCTCCTCCATGTACCACGTAGCCGCCCTGGAAGTATTATCGATCGACAACTCAAAAGATGGTATGCTTCCGGTAGCATCTTCCGATATCGTCGGCGGTTCCAGCGGGAAAGCAATATAGGTGTTGCCACGATAAGCAATATCCTCATTATTGCGGGCTACCCTGATCGGTTCCAGCCCCTCTATTTTGGTATCAAGCTCCAGTAACAAAATCCAACAGCTGTCACTTGATAACTTATTTTTCAATTCTTTTATGACTGCTGATATCTGTAACACTTCATACCTCCTGCAGCGTCATCTCAGCACTGTAATAGTCTGTATATTTCAGATTACCGCTGAATTTTGTGCAGCGCACCGTATAGGTTATACCTGTATGAGGATTTGTCCATTCAAAAGCTACCGCTGCAAAATAAACCTTTTTCTGCACAAAGTCTTTCAACTTCTGATATTCATCCGTATATAATGAATTCCACGTCAAGCCAAATGTCATACGGCTTTTAGTGAATCGCCGCCGCGCCTGCGTCGTTCCATCTTCAAAGGTTGACATAATGGAATTGTCCTCAGGATCTTCCTTGATTGGATACGACGGCGCCGGAATATCCGGGAAAATAACATTTGCCATGCTCTCAGCTCCTTACGGCGTTCCCAAAGCGCCCCTTAAAATATTCTGCGTTCCCATATAATTTGTCGTCACCGCTTCCAGCAGTACCGATACTACATAGTTCTTGCCATCAAAGGTAGTATTTTGCTCGGATGCCTTTAATTGCGTACCGCTCTTATTTTCCAGCTGCACAATAATTTTTGTTGTTCCACCTGCCGCATTCCCGCTTAAAGCAGCTCTGGTCTGATCTGCGGTATAAACGCGTCCCGGGGTTTTCAGATCAAGTAATTCCGGTCCTTCTTCTCCGACAAGCGCCCAGCCACGACCAGTATAGCCTCCTTGTGCAAATTTTCCCATAAAAGAGCCGCCTACATAACTTGTTCCGCCAACGCTAAAATTGGAAGGATTATTAAGAATCCCGCCAAGATCAAATCCGCCACCGCCGCCCATGCCGAACATACTCATGATGGAATTCATTGCCAGCCCCTGCATGATAACTTTCAACATCGTGTTCA